TACATACGTAAACATCAAAATTACAATGTTCAAGATCTAAAACGCTTTATTAAAGCAACTGTTGCTTATATTGATTCCGAACTTAGCTTTACTGAGGCTTTTGCTTTTTTGAATAATTCTCAATGATATTTTTTAATCGATTCGACTCCCATTCAATTTGATCAAGTAACAGCTGTTGATCATTGTCTCTCTCAGCTAAGAAATTTCCATCCATATCCCAGTACTGTGTTATTTCACGTACTGGGTCTTTTTCTATTCCAAGACCTTTCTTTGCTTTTACTTCAATCACATTGATTACTCTTACCTCTGTTGGACCACTTAGACGTTCCATCCCATCACCTCACTCTCTGATTTTCCGCACAAAGCGCATATCCTTTTACAATTCCAATGACTTCACCTTGCAATTTCTGTTCCCTGTTTCTCCAGATCTGCTCTGGCTTTCAGGATGTCCATATTACTTTTGGCAATCACAAACCCTTGTGGATCATGCAGCACAAGATATTTCGCTGCTTCTGTCATTTCAGTTATTTCTTTTTTCTCCTGTTCGTTCATTCTTTTCATCACCCCTTTCTTTCCTGTTGCCCTTTCCATCAGATTCTCCTATACTTTTCTTACAAGCTCCTTCCAGAGCCGAGTATATAAAAGAAAGGAGTTTTTGTTTTGAAACCAATTACAGATTCAAATTTTCTAAGTAAGGATTCGTTGAAAATGCTGAAGCATTTTTCCAAAGTTACTTCAATTACTTCACCCGAATCCAATGAACTTTCAGAAGCTTGTGTATCTCAGTTAATCGCCGCCGGTTTTATCGATCGTTCTTCACAAACATTGAATATTGATACAATGTTTTCCGAATATACCTACACCATTACCGAAAGCGGAAAAGGGTATATTAATCATCTAAAGAGTGAGTCTCGCAAACTGTGGATACCTTACGCCATTACAACCCTCATTTCGGTTTTATCTCTTATGAAATCTTATGGACACGGAATCGATGATATTATCCTTTGGTGTATGCAGCGATTAACGCAATAATTGAAATAATCACAGGGAGCCACGGGTGTCGTTCTGGAAATGGCACCCACTTTTCTTTTTTTCTCATCTTTCCTCACCTCACCTTCATTGTTCCGTTTGCGTATATAATATCACGCATTCAGAACTTAGTCAACTTCTTTTTGTTCTGTTTGCGAACTTTTCTATTTACTTACAATCTTCTGTGTGTTATAATGCGTCATAGAAAGGGGTGAACAGAAAATGAACGAACGATTAAAACAGCTTCGCCTTTCATTAAATTTGAATCAAGAAGAATTTGGGAAATGGCTTGGAATTTCTAAATCCGGTGTTTCCGATATAGAATCTGGGCGACGAAAAGTTACAGATCAACACATCATAATGCTGTCCAGTCACAACATCAGCGAAAAATGGCTTCGTACCGGCGAGGGTGAAATGTTTGTACCTAGATCGGTTAAAGACGAGATTGGTTATTTCGTGGAAGATCTTCTCGACTACGATGGAGAAGGGAATCCATTTTATGATATGATCATAGAAATGATGAAAGATTATCATGATCTTGACGAGAAATCAAAGAAAGTAATTCGTGATTATTTCAAAAAGGTTTCTGATGGCATGAAAAAAGAGAAGGACTAAAGCCTTCCCTGTTTTTCCAGATATCTGTATAAGATGGCATAGAGTTGCCGGATGATCTTATAATCAGATTCATTTAATTTTGATAATAGGATTTTGAGATCTTTCATATGTAACTCCTCCAGAATTCTCGAACGTATGTTTGTAATTATATTACATCTTGAATTAAATATTTTCAAGAGTTTTACGAACATTTGTTCTTGTTTATATTGTTTCTTACTATATTAACAATCCAAAACTGGAGAAGTAACGCGATTTTTAAATTTGTCCGAGAACTCGGACACTTATTTGTACGGAGAGTCATATAGATCAGATATTTTGACTTTCAGTCCTGCTGCCAACTGCTCCAATGTGTCCAACCGCGGTGATTTTCCATTCATAATATCATTTATGGTGGATTTTGGGACTTTGGTCATCTGTTCTACTTGACGTACCGTTAGATTTCTTTTGTGCATGATTTTAGATAATAGGATTTCCATGCAGTTATTATCTGCTGAATTTTAAAAAACTATGTACGATGAATATAACCGCATATGCGATTATATAAAATACTTTACAAGGGGGTAATTTTTATGAGAAAAGAAAGTAAAGTACTAAGGAGGCGCGGCTTATGGGATTAAGATTTAGAAAGAGTATTAAAGTAGCTCCCGGAGTAAAAGTCAACCTCAACAAAAAGAGTACCAGCGTTACTTTCGGTGGCAAAGGAGTTCACAAAACAATAAGTTCAACCGGTAAGAAGACCTCTTCCGTTGGAATTCCGGGAACTGGAATGTATTACACATCTTCGTCTGGTGGCAGATCTAATAAACATTCCAGTGCAAAGCAACTGCATGAATCCAATAATAATATCGGTGAAAATATTCCGCAGCAAGCTTCTGCGCCAAACGCTTCATTAGAGAAGTTTTCAACAGATTCATTACAGCACTATAAGACAATATTTTTAGTTCTTTCTATTATTGCTTATCTTCTTACTGTAATGTGTTTCTTTAATAGTAGCTTTTTATTTGGATTTTTCCTTTTATTAGTTGGTCTCTTTTTTACCAGAACATACAAAACATATTCCGGTGAAATTTCAAACCGTTTGAATCTTTTTAGCTCTAACGACGGATCCGGGAATGTTTCCTCTGGTAATTCTTCTGGAGCAAAATATAAATCGCCCAAAAAGAAAGGCTGCGGTTGTTTAACTGGAATTATTATATTTATCCTTATCATCGGGCTTGCCGGATCATGCTCTGATTCTGATAAAGAAGACACTTCCAAGAATAATACTGCGTCCAAAAAAGTTACTGCAGTTGAATCAATTACTCTTTCTGCTGATACATCCACTGTTTATGATATCAATACAGAAATCCCTATTGATATGGCAGTTAATCCAGCAGACGGAAACATCGATAAATTAAGCTGCGAAAGTTCTGGTGGTGTATTTACAAACCAAGATGGAAAACTTACTTTCTCTGCCGATTCAGCCGGCACTTATGATCTTTCTGTTTCCTGCGGTAATGTTAAAAGCAATTCTTTGACCATCAGCATTGAAGACAAAGCCGCTATTGCTGCAGCCGAAGCTCAAAAGCAGGCTGAAGAAGCTGCCGCGCAGCAATCAGAACAAGAACAAATTGTAAATGACCAACCAGTAGCACAGCAACCGCAAACTTCTTCTTATGTCGTTAATACAAGTACCGGTAAATTTCATATTCCTTCTTGCAGAGATGTCAACAAAATCAAGCAAGAGAATTACTGGGCTTACGAAGGAACACGAGATGATCTGATAGCTCAAGGATATTCACCTTGCGGACATTGTAATCCGTAAAAATTAAAACCGCTCCTGCGCCAACAGGAACGGTCGAGCGATGAAACATACGCCAATATGTTTCTCTATTAAGTACTCCGAAGAGATACCCAATTTCCAAATAATATTGTATCATCTTCGGAGCAGCCACGCAAGAGAACAAAAGTTCTCGGGCTGTTATTTTTGTACCCTTTTTTACATAAAATACAAAGGAGCTGATACAATGAGCCTAAAATATGCATACGGATATATCCGTGTATCCACGCACGATCAGGAAGAAATCTCTCCGGATTCCCAGGAGCATCTCCTCCGGGATTATGCAGCCAAAAATAATATTGTAATCCTGAAGATCTTCACGGATCTCGGTATCTCCGGAAGAAAAGCGGATAAACGCCCAGGATTTCAAGAAATGATTGGTCTGGCCAAAGGTCCGGATCATCCGGTTGACTGCATCCTGGTATGGAAATTCAGCCGGTTCGCCCGGAATCAGGAAGAATCCATTGTGTATAAATCTCTTTTAAAGAAGCAACATAATGTAGATGTGATCAGTATCTCCGAGCCACTGGCAGACGGTCCGTTTGGCTCTCTGATCGAACGTATCATAGAGTGGATGGATGAATACTACTCCATTCGCTTATCCGGCGAGGTATTCCGTGGCATGAAAGAAAACGCTACCCGCGGTGCATACCAGGCAAGACCGCCACTTGGCTATAAAGTTATAGAACGTGGCAAGCCTCCGGTTATCGTTCCGGAAGAAGCTGCGATTGTCCGTATGATCTTTGATAAATATGTAAATGGGAAAATGAGTTTCTTTGATATTGCCCGACATCTGAACTCTCTCGGACTGAAAACGTCCCACGGGAAAGCTTTTGAACGGCGCAGTATCGAATATATTATTCAAAATCCATCCTACTGCGGTATGATCCGATGGAACCGGATGGAAAACGCCACCAACCGGATCAAAGACCAGGACGAGTGGATCATTGCTGATGGAATGCAGGAGGCGATTATAAGTAAAGAACTCTTCGATGCCGCCCAGGAACGCCTGAAAAAGATCTATAAACCGGTTGGAAAGCGCCCCTCTTCTACATATAAGCACTGGTTGTCCGGACTTCTGAAATGCCCGGCATGCGGGCGCACGCTGACCGCTACGACCATGAAGCGTGCCAATGGGGAAAAGTATGCGTACTTCTCCTGTTACGGATACAGCAAAGGAAAATGTGATAAACCACACGGTGTAAGCTCTCTGGTGATTGAAAAGGAAGTCCTGAAAGCATTAGAAGAAGCTCTTGGTTCCAATTCGATTGTTTATGAAATGCGCGAAATTCGCCCACAGGAGCTTTCTAATGAGCGTACCCTTATAAGTGAACGCCTTGCCAGTTTGAAAGGTAAAGAGGACAGGATACGTGCGTCATACAGAGAGGGTATTGATACACTGGAAGAATATAAAGAAAATAAAACTCTGATTGCCAAAGAAAGAGACTCTCTGGAACGGCAGCTTGCAGAGCTGGAAGAAAATACGCCGGATAAGATTCCGGATGATCCTACTCCTAAAATGCTGGATCGGGTAAGCTCCGTCCATGATATTCTAGTTTCTGATTCTTACTCTCTTGTCCAGAAAAATGAAGCTTTAAAGCAGATTATAGATAAGATTATTTACGATCGGGAATCCGATACTCTGAAAATTCATTTCTTTTTATACCACTCATAATGCCGGAAACCCACGTATTTACAGGCTTTCCGGCTACTTTATAGGTTGTGACAATTTGGTCAGCCTTATAGAACAACAATAAAGTCAACAGACGGCTCATTCTACCATTTCCATCATTGAAAGGATGAATACACAGAAAATCCAGAATGAACATGGGGATTAAAATCAGTTTATCAATGAGATTTGCTTCCCATGCTTCAAGAAAATGAGCGCAAAGTTCGTCTATTGCTTCTGCAGTCTGAAAAGCTGGAACTGGAATAAAACGAGCTTTCTGGTGTCCCTCGGCATCGGTTTCTGCAATTACATTGTCTGAATTCTTATAGGTACCACCGATGTTTCCTTGGGAATAAGAATATAAATCACGATGTAACTGTAAAATAATGTTTGGTCTTGGAGTGATATATTCATAACTTTCGTGAATCGTAGCCAGCACTTCACGGTAGCCGGCAATTTCCTGTTCAGACCGATTACGTGGCTCTGCTTTCTGACTTACCAGTTCTTCCAAACGTTTATCACTTGTAAATATACCTTCAATTCGGTTAGATGCTCCCGTACTTTGAATTAAAGCAACTTCCAGAAGTGTTTTCAGTTCATCTATGTTTGCTTCCAGAAATAATTCCTGTTTACCTTTATGCTCATGAATACTGCCAACCATCTGAACAATTTCAGGTGTCAGCAACTTCGCAGGATTTGTAATATAATCAAAATTTTTCATTGAAATCTCCTTCATTTTGAATTTATCTCCATCATTTTAATGCTAAATGATGGAGATTTCAATAGATTTGATGGAGATAAATTCTCCATATGCACAATAAATATACTCATTTGGATATAGAATTTATTACTTCATCGTTTTTGCCAGCGAATTGAGCAACGCCCGTATCTCTGGATTTGCCAATACTTTTGCCAGAAGTTCCGGATCGACTTCATCAGCAACAGTACCTTCATTATTGCAAAAATTTACTACCAACTTAACAAATTCCGATTGAACAAAATCGCTGCGCGATGGCCTGCCAAGGCTGTGGCGCAGTTTTATTTTTATTAAAAAAGCAGTGGAATTACTTTCCATAATCCGTTATTGTTAAGTTACCACACGAAACAACTGAACTAAGAAAGCTCCA